GTTAAGTTGTGATAATTCAGACGGCCCGTAGGCTTCTAAGTCTTACTTAGCGTCTCGCTGGTGGGGGACGGGGTCTTTGAGTTTGTCTCGCATTCCCCACCCTCTCCAGAAAGCCGCGCTGACTGGGTCCACCACCCTTCCGGGCGGTGTTAGTGCGGTGACTCCGCGCGGGTAGGTTAGGCTGATCTGCAGGACGTGTAGTCCTGCGACGGTCTGCCCCACCTGCTCGCTCAGCTTCACTGGCACCACCGGAGCGGCTATGCCCACATTCTGTAGGCTGTCGCTTTTGCGTGCCAGCGCCCCCATTGTGTTTCCCCAGAAGGTTCTCAAAGCGTTCTCCGCTCTGATCACTTCCCGGTTCCACGATTCCACTGCTTGTCTTTGGTTTTCGTTCATCCTTAGACAGAAATCTGTTTGTTTCAGTATGTGGGTCCATCCCAATAACCTCCCCATCAACGACCGCCAAACACTTTGCAGTGCTATTTGGGTTGTCGAAAAGGACCGGAAATTGGTCGAGACCACTTACATTATGAAGGAGCGCCTCCTTCATTTCGATCTCATCAGTTGTGCAGTCAAGAACCTGGGCCATTGCCACGAGAATTTGTTCTCGATCCCTCTGTGGCCAGGAATTGGAGCATTTGTACTGCTCTTCATTCGTGCCACCCTTAAACTTCAATCCACCAGCGAGTTCAAGGCACTTCCTGGCGTAAGTCCCGATAACCGGCGTCAGCCGGTCAGTCGATAAATAGCCATGTGCGCGGTTGGCTGCCGCTTGTTCTTGCGACAGTCCCTTTGAACCTGACAAGTGTATTTTCGTCAAGGTGCGCATTGGGTCTTGGAAAGTCTCGTTAGACAACCAAGGGTTGGCAAAGTACCTCCCACAATAAGGCACTGGGTTGTTCATGTGAATCACAGTTGACTCGAGTTTCTGTCCGAGTTCAGCCGTGACTTGAGGCAACTTGGTTGCGTAGTCATCCTCGCCATACGCCGGGGCGTAGTTTGGCGTGACACCGTCATCCCCTGTATGCACACCCAACATTAAGAATGCTGTTTCAGCCGGGTATCCCATCTTTCGCAACGACGCGAAGGAAGAGAACGCAGCCATTAGTGTGTTCCAGGAAGTTTGCGGTGACCCGCTGCGCGTCCCAAACCCAGGATCGTACCTCACATTATCTGCAGTGATGGCGCTTTTCTTGAAAACACCATCATGGTATTGCTTGTACGATGCCCGATGTGCTTCTCCGTAATAGCGCAACCCCATTGCTAGGGTTATGCATTCCTGCAAGAACTTGGAAACGGATCCGTCAAATCTGCTAAAATCAGATGGGACAAGACCTCTAATCGCCGCCTCTTTCGCGGCAAGATCCCTCATTCTTCGGATAGCCTGTTTCGGTGACATCCCGATTCCATACCACTTAAATTTCTTCAAGTAGCTGGATAAGGGCAGGCTATAACGTGAGAAGTTGATTGTCAACTCGGGTGAACATGTTGTTATGTTCCTTGGAGAATTGGGCGCAGCATAAGCCTCAGTTTTGATGAACGACTTTAGCTTATTTTGGCACAAAGAAGACATTGTGTGCGCGACCTGTTCCCAGCGCGCCCGCTGGGATGGTTTTGATTGGGCCTCATTCACTTCAGAGCAACTCATCGGTGTTCCCGTGCCCATGACGTGTTCAGGAATGATAAGGTTTACAAACTCTCGTGCATACGTGTAATACTCTTTTGGAGGATCCACAATATTTCGAGGCTTGTCCACCCGTCCGGCAATACATTCCTTATCTGCGTTGTAGCCTTTTGCCGCGAAGAGCGCAGGCCTAGCTGTTATAGGCGTGGTGACATGGCGCCCGACCTCCCTCCCATCTTCCGTGCCCAGGGCTCCAGTTCGAGGCAAAGCCTGGAAATTTGTCTGGAATTTCCCCGTGCTGATAATGTTAGGCTTGAACTCATCAAAGTCCCAGCATTTCAGGAGGAGCGGTGCCATCCGTACAGCTTTATGTTGATCGTACTTCGCGGTAGTTAGCATTCGTTCTATGTCGGAGGTGACAGGAGGGTCTTTCTTGTTGAGCAGACGTTCGCTGATCGCGTGAAAGATCTCCCCGTCGAGTTCCACGGAATACTTCGTACCCGTAGCCCTCACCGATAGGAAATCAGTCACTGCGTCCCACAAATAGTCCACTGTCCCACTCCTCACACTCAATCGCTCTAGTCCGAAAGCTTTGCCGTACCACAAAGGGTTGAATATCCACCCAAGCATCCCGATCCTGGCTTTTGGTGTTAGCCAAATAAACCGGTGGTGTTCATCACCGGCAATGTCTCTCTGTTCGATGTCATAAATGCACAGTCCCATGTACCAGTCCAGCACCGTCACAGTGTCACCCTTATAGTGCCACAGTGGATGTTGATAACTAGCACCGCCCTTAACGTGGTAGCTTAGCGTCCCATCACCATTCACATAGTAAGAGAACTCCCCGCCACGATACGTCAATTGCTTTGGAACCAATGTATACATCACTATCGGTAAGAAAGATTTCATCCATTCGTTCATATCAGCATAGTAGTCTACATCAGTGAATATCAAGGCGTGGTGGGGCTTCACCGGGTCGTTCTGATATGGTACATGATAATCCTTCTCGTGATAGAAGAGACGTGCTCCGTCACCCCTGTCCCGATTGGACCTCGAAACCACATATGGAACATAACCCGATATCTCCGCCAATTCTGCCATGTACTCATTTGCTGCAGATCTGTTGCTAGCTGATTGTGGATGTGAGTGCCCGCTATGACACGGGAACACTCGGATCGGTCTGTTGTTCGGTATAAACAAATTACGCAGTTGATGTTTCCTGGTGATGAATTTCTCCTCCCACCAGGACACGTCATTGGCATTCAATCTACGTCTCCCAAACAGCGTAATGATACTCATGACCACCTTACACGGGTAGATCAGCAAGCTTCCGGCAGCGAAATAGAGTCCACGCGAGACCAATGAAGGTTTCGGTATGTACTCAAACGTTGCGTTTGTCAGGTCCAGATCAACCATCACACTCAGCCAAAGGCCGAACATTGCGGTGAAAAAGAGTCCAAACGTCACGAACGCGCCGGCCGAGACGAGTGTGAAAACCCGTCCCCCAAGCATGTCGAGCAACCACGTGAGGGCACTCACAATGTACGATGCCACCATCAGTCCTCGGACAATGATTGACTTCGCGCGTAATGCGTGCAACACCCATTGGAGGGCGGTTCCTACGATGATCATAATCGCCATTTTCTGTTTTGA